GACTACCGTTTATTCCACCAACTACTATGACCGTATTACAAGCATTACGCCTAGCGCAACGATGACTGGGACTATTGGCGTCGGAGTCCTTGGTACTAGCGTAGCACTGCCGCGCACCCGTATTAAAGGTGTGTACTTTGTTGGAACATCTGCTGCTGGGTCTGTTAAGGCAAACTTGAATTCTGCTACGGGTACTTTGCTGTTGCAAATTGATAGCCCAGCCTCTGCAACTGCTAGTCAGTATGTCTTCCTTACTGGCGGTATTTTGGTTGGTGGCAGCAACGCTCTAGGGCCACTGACTATGGATTTTGGCATTGTTACCCTCACTAATATTACTTTTTCAACCATCATTTGCGGATAACAGGAGAACCCGTGCGCGTCCAAAAAGGTTTCGATCTTGCTGGTAAGAAGTTGATGATTGGTCTTCCTGCTTACGACTATAAAGTAAGTGTGAAGATGGCAGTGTCGTTGATGCAGCTTGGACAGAAATTGATGCAGCACGGGATAGACGTAGAGGTCAATAGCCTCTGCGGTTGCTCTGTTGTGACTCGCGCACGGAACATTATTGCCCATAAGTTCATGAAGTCGGACTCTGACCACCTCATGTTTATTGATGCCGATATGACATTTGATGCGGATGACGTTATCCGCCTGATGTGCTGGAATCAGGAAAAGGCAATTGTGGCTGGGGCGTATGAAGCCCGTAAAGAGGGCAAGGTTTACATCGTGTCCCTAGATGGTGGGCATGGCATAAACGGGCCGCAAGGCAAAGTTACGATGGACGATGCGGGTCTTGTCCGGGCTTACCGCGTAGCCACCGGGTTTATGATGATCCAGCGCCGTGTGTTTGAGGTTCTTAAAGAGGCTCACCCTGAGTGGGAGCATAAGGACACGAATACGGAAGAGAAGATGCACGCTTACTTCGACTTCAAATGCACCCCTGAAGGGTATATTGGAGAGGACTTCTTGTTCTGTGATCGTGCGCGGGAGCAGGGCTTGGACATCTGGCTTGACCCTACGATTAAACTGGGCCACATGGGCATCCATGAGTACAAGAGCGATTTTGGTAACGACGTTCTGTACCCTTCGATGGAAGCGGCACAACAAACGCTTAGTACGGCGGCATGAAATGGCTAAGACTCCAGCATGGACACGAAAAGAAGGAAAGAACCCGGCGGGTGGGCTGAACGCGAAGGGGAGGGCTTCCTACAAAGCAGCAAACCCCGGAAAGCCCGGCTTGAAGCGGCCCCAACCCGAAGGAGGCTCCCGGCGCGATTCCTTCTGTGCGAGGATGACGGGGATGAAGAAGAAGTTGACCTCTGCCAAGACAGCAAATGACCCGAATAGCCGTATAAACAAGAGCCTTCGGGCTTGGAAATGCTAGGAGATTGATATGGCAGACGATAGCAAACCAACACCAGCACAACTCGCTGCACTGAAAGCCCAAAAAGCCGAGGCAGATGCTTTGGCTAGTAGCGAAAGAGAGTACAACAAGGTTAGTCCTATTGGTAAAAGCATCCCCCGTGTGCCGGAAAAGAAGCTTGCTAAAGGTGGTTTCATTCGTGGCGGTGGGTGTGAATCTCGCGGTAAAACAAAAGGTAGGATGGTCTAAGTGCCTTCCACTTCAAAGAAGCAACATAACTTCATGGCGGCTATTGCCAACAACCCTTCATTTGCGAAGAAAGTTGGCGTGTCTCAGTCTGTAGGCAAAGATTTCACGGCAGCGGACAAAGGCAGGAAGTTTGGGCGCGGCGGTAGGGCTGCAATTAACAAACAAGATACCCAACACGGGAGCATGGACATGCCGTTTAAATCGTTGAAGAAGTTTCGTGGAATGAATTCTGGCGGTAAGGTTAAACGGTATGAAGAGGGTGGGGATGTTGAACCCGACGTTGTAGCAGATAAACCTACCGTAACCGAAAAACCTGCTGAATCATTGGATAAAATGACTTTTGGCAAGGCTTTTAGGGCAAAACTCAATGAATTGGGTGAGGGTAGGACTTTTATGTGGAGAGGGAAGTCATATAGTACTGATTTGGCAAAGCCAAGCAACCCTATTTCCAAGTCTACACCGACAGCTAAAGCTACTCCGTCTAATGAAACTAACGCTGGTGCAGTAACCGGGCGTACTTCTCCAATTTCCAAGAAAATGGTTGGGGAAGATGCAATGGGCAATCGTAGGACTCAAGCCCAAGAGGATGCTTATGTAGCTTCTTTGAGCAAAAAACCAGAATCTAGGATGTCCCCTTCCCTTAACTATGCGCCCATGCGTCGTGGGATGAAATTTGGAGGTTCCGTGAAAGAATCTAAAGAGATGGTTAAAAAAGAAATGGCGTTCATGAAGAAGAAGGGCGCTCCCGCTTCAATGATTAAGCATGAAAAAGCCGAAATGGGCATGAAAAAAGGTGGCATGCCTATGAAAGACGGCAAACCTGCATTCATGATGGGGAAGAAGAAAATGATGGGCGGCGGTATGGCTGGATACGCTAAGGGTGGTGGCATTGAGTCCCGTGGCAAGACCAAGGGTACCGTCGTCCGTATGGCTTCTGGTGGCTCGGTATCTGCCCGTGCGGATGGCATTGCACAGCGTGGCAAGACCAAGTTTAAGATGTGCTAGATGCGCCCCGCCCGTGGAATGGGGGCTATTGCCCCCTCTAAGATGCCCAAGGCTAGAACCGCTGCCCGTAAGGATGGTGATGGCTTTAAAAAGTTTGCCAAAGGTGGACTAGCCCAACAAGCTGCCACGGCTATTGCCATGAAAGAAAAGGGCATTAAACCTAAGAAAATGGCATCTGGCGGGGCGCTAAAAGAAGTTCCAGATGATAATGCTGGGCTTGGGAAACTACCTACTGAAGTCCGTAACAAAATGGGCTATATGAAAGAGGGTGGGCAAGCCAAATCCAAGGTAAATGAAGCCGGGAACTACACCAAACCGGGACTTCGTAAGCGCATCTTTAATAGTGTCAAGGCTGCGGCGATTGTAGGTACGGGCGCAGGGCAGTGGAGCGCGAGAAAAGCGCAAGTTATGGCTAAACGCTACAAAGCCGCAGGTGGGGGGTACAAAGATTGAAAGCTCCCCAGCAATCCCTGAAAAACTGGGGCGACCAAAAATGGCGCACAAAGTCGGGTAAACCCTCCTCTAAAACGGGGGAAAGGTACCTCCCAGAAGCCGCTATTAAAGCCCTTAGCCCACAAGAGTATGCGGCGACTACAAGGGCAAAGCGTCAAGGTAAGGCGGCTGGGAAGCAGTTTGTGGCCCAGCCCAAGAATGTAGCTAAGAAAACCGCTGCATATAGGAAGTAAATAATGGCAAAAAATAATGCATCAGTAGCTAAATCCTTAAAAAGAGCTGGTTTTTATGAAGCAGGTAAAAAGAAACCAGAACGGATAGGCATTATCAATAAGGTCACAACCAAACCTCAACGATTAGAGATGGTTGATAAGTTATTTCTAGCCAAGAAAAAAGCCGCAGGAAGTAAATAATGGCGCTTAAAACCACAGACTTAACAGACTTCAACCTAGACCTAAACAATCTGGTGGAGGAGGCGTTTGAGCGTTGTGGTCAGGAACTGCGCTCTGGGTACGATATGCGTACCGCCCGTAGAAGCCTGAACCTGCTGACTATTGAGTGGGCAAACCGTGGTTTAAACCTCTTTACCATTGAAAAGGTGGAGCAGGTTCTGTCCTATAACGTAGGTGACTATGACATTCCGGTGGATACTATTGACCTTCTGGATCACGTTATCCGTACCGGAACGGGGCAGAATCAGACCGATATCAACATTAGCCGTATTTCGGTCAGTACTTATGCAATGATCCCTAATAAAAACGCTACCGGACGCCCTATTCAGGTGTGGTTTCAGCGTAAAACAGGGGCTACAAGCGCCACAAACGTCATCCAGTACCCGCAAATCCATGTCTGGCCCGTGCCAGATAACAGCCAAACATACACATTTGTGTACTGGAGGTTGCGCAGAATTCAAGATGCGGGAAATGGCATTAACGGGCAGGATATCCCCTTCAGGTTCCTCCCCTGCTTGGTAGCTGGGTTAGCCTCATATTTGTCCATGAAGCTCCCAAACGTCGATCCCGGACGTATTCAGATGCTTAAAGCCGACTATGAGCAGCAGTATCAGTTGGCGGCAGATGAAGACCGGGAAAAAGCTGCTATTCGTTTTGTGCCACGCCAAATGTTTATAGGGCAATAAATGCCAAATAACTTTGCATCTGGCAAGTATGCGATTGCAGAGTGTGACCGCTGCGGGTTCAGGTACAAGCTGACAGAACTGAAGAACTTGGTCATTAAGACCAAGAACGTGTCTATCAAGGTTTGCCCTACCTGCTGGGAGCCGGATCAGCCACAGCTTTCTCTTGGTCTTTACCCGGTTAATGACCCTCAAGCTGTACGGGAACCACGCCCGGATACCAGCTATAATTCTTCTGGAACCAGTGGGTTGCAGCTTACGCCCGGTGATGTGGGCTTCCCCTCAGAAGGTAGTCGTACATTCCAGTGGGGCTGGTACCCAGTTGGCGGTGCTGCGGCAAACGATGAGGGACTTACCCCTAACGATCTCACCTCAGTGGGGGAGGTAGGAACAGTGATGTTTAACGTAGCGGCATGGAGTGCAACAACGAGCTATGCCCAGAATGCTTCTGTTTCATATAGCGGCGGGTTTTATCTGGCAGTTAAGGCAAACATAAACCATGTCCCCACGGACATAACCTACTGGGTAGCTAACTAGGAGATTTAGATGGATAAGAAACAAGACAAAGCCATGATCAAGAAGGCTGTCAAGCAACACGATATGCAACAGCATAAAGGCAGCAGGACTTCGCTATCCTTGAAGAAGGGTGGCCCTACCTCTGCTAGTATGAAGGCTGTTGGGCGTAACATGGCCCGTGCAAACAACCAAAGGGGACGGTAATGACTAAAAATGACAGGGCTGAGTTCTTTGGCTGGGGCGACAAGAACCCTACTAACAAGTACACCCAACCTAAACCAAACACCAATCCTATGCCTGAAGGCTCCGGATACCCGCAGACTGGTATGAAAACAACTGGCATCAAGATGTACGGTGCGGGTGCTGCGACCAAGGGAACCAAATGCCGTGGGCCAATGGCGTAACCCATGAATTACTCTACGCTGTTTATTACTATCAAGGGTTATCTAGAGAACGACTTCCCTGATAGTATTTTTGCCGATAAAGATGCGTCTACGGTTTCTGCCGCTGCTACTTATACCAGCACGGAGCAGATCAATACGTTCATCACTCAGGCAGAGCAGCGTATTTTCAACACTGTTCAGTTTCCTTCACTTCGTAAGAACGTGACGGGGACTACTTCAACCAATAATAAGTACCTGTCCTGCCCCGGAGACTTTCTAGCCTCCTACTCAATGGCGGTTATCCGGGCGAACGGCTCCTATGAGTACCTGCTGAATAAGGATGTGAACTTCATTCGTGAGTCATATCCTATCCCTACGGATACTGGCGTTCCAGCCTACTATGCATTGTTTGGGCCATTGTCAACGAATGAGGCGGAACTGTCATTCCTTCTTGGGCCGACACCCGATGCCGTCTATTCGGTAGAACTCCACTACTTCTACTACCCCGAGAGCATCACAGTTACAGCATCCGGGACAACGTGGCTGGGTGACAACATGGACTCAGTGCTGCTGTATGGAGCCTTGGTAGAGGGCTACACCTACATGAAGGGTGAGGCTGATATGCTTGCTCTTCTTAACACCAAGTACCAAGATGCCTTGATGCTGGCTAAACGTCTTGGGGATGGACTTGAGAGACAAGATGCGTACCGCTCTGGTCAGGCTAGGGTTCCAGTTCAATGATCGCTCAAACCCTAACAACTTCGTTTAAAACGCAGCTTCTGACGGCGACCCATGACTTTACTCCGTCAACTGGGGACTCGTTCAAGATGGCGTTGTATCTGCCTACCGCAGATATTGGGGCTGCTACGACTGTTTACATAGCGACTGGTGAGATAACGGGAACAGGTTACAGCGCAGGTGGTATAGCTCTTACGACGATTGCGCCTACATCTACCGGGACGACAGCTTTTGTATCGTTCAATACCGCCACTTTCACGGGGCTGGTTAATTCCTCTATTGCAGGGGCTTTGATCTACAACAGCAGTAAGTCTAACAAGACTGTAGCTGTGCTTGATTTTGGCGGTACGAAGATTTCAACGGCGGCGGTTCCACTCGTTATTACGTTCCCAACGGCATCAGCTACAACTGCCATTATTCGGTTTCCTTGAGAGGTTTATATGTCTACTGTCGATAAAGCAAAATCAACTGACGCGGTGTCTGCCGGTCTTGTAGCGGGAACCCGCTCGACTGAGAGTGCGGTGGCTATTGGGCAGTTTAACTTTGAATGTATCGGTGCAGACGGCAAGGTTAAGTGGACTGGTTCTGTTCCTAATCTGGTTGTAAATACGGGTCTTGCTTATATGGCGGGAACGGCTCTGACCAGCGTTGCTCAGGTTACCTCTTGGTTTATCGGTCTGTATGGTGCTGGAGCGAGTAATACTCCGGCTGCCGGGGATACGATGGCTTCACACGCTGGCTGGACTGAAGAGGTTCCTTACAGCAACGCCAACCGGGTAGCGGCTGTATTTGTTACGGCTACGACTGCCAACCCTTCTGTGGCGACGACTTCAGCTTCTCCCGCTTCGTTCTCTATTAACGCTACCTCCATTGTTGGCGGGGCTTTCCTGACGACAAGTAATACCAAGAGTGGCACGACTGGGACGTTGT